AATCGGGCTTGTTCATCATGGCGGTGGCCCCTTTCGACTCACGCAGGCAATTCTGGAAGCGCGGTGTCACGCCAGCGTCGCCGTAGCGCGACGCCGGACGCCCGGCGGCACGGCGCACCGGGCGGCGCGGCCGGGACCGGGGCCTGAGCGCGGTCCGGGCTGCGACTATCGCGCAACGGTGCGGTGACACCAGGTCCGCGACCCTTGCGGACGTGGCCGGATACCGGGGCCTCGCAGCAGCGGGGCGCAGCATCGTCGATCTGCTCAACAGGAGGATCGCCGAGACACTGCCTGCTGGCCCGCGCCCGACCGCCGTGATGGCCGGCACCTTCGACTTCGACCAGGTGAACAGCAGCCCCGTGGCGGTGATCAGGTATCCGGCGATCTCGGTGTACTGCTACAAGGTCAGCGTCGACCGGGAGACGCGCCCCGGCTGGTCGGCCGTCGGCAGCGTCGACGGCATCGCGCGCATCCCGCTGCGCATGGACCTGATGATCGCCGCCTGGGACACGGTGGTGGAGGCGGAGCTGGAGTGGCTGGGGCTGGCCGCGCAGATCCTGGAGAGCGAACCCATCCTGACCGGCCCGCTCCTGCACCCCAGCGGGGACTGGGAACCGAGCGACATGGTGCAGATCGTGCCGGACGACGTCGCCCTGGAGTCGATGAGCGAGGCGTTCCAGGCCCTCACCACCGACTACCGGCTCTCCCTGCTGTATATCGCGCGGGTGATCACCATCCGGGGCCGGCGCGAACGGGCGGACGAACCGGTGACCACCGTCGCCGCGGCCATGGCCGAGGTGGCATCGTGACCCGGCCGGCCGCCCTGCCGGCGATGACCCTGCAGGCGTTGCTCGAGCAGGCCGACGTCCTGCACCGGCTGGCGCTGGCGGTGGACTGCCGGGACACCGTGACGGGCCACCGGGTGGCGACCGAGGTCCAGATCGGCCGCGAGGTGCCGCTGGCGGTGCTGCCGCGAGGGTATGACCCCGCCTGGCCGTGCCGGGACCTGATCGCCAAGGGCGCGGGCCGCGCGATCATCATGCTGGACCTGCGCGCGCCGACCAAAGTGCGGCTGCGGATCGCAGACCCGCGCCGGCGCTACGTAGCGCGCCGGTTCGACCTGCCGTTGTGGACCCTGCGGGAGGTACTCGACGCGGAGAGCGCGGGCTCGCCGGTGCCAGCTGCCGCCCGGATGCTCCGCCCCTGGCTGCTGCCGGGGTCGGGTGCGGTCCTGTCCCGGGGCGCGACCACCGTCCGCGGCCGGGTCGTCCGGGGCATCGATCCCGTGCGCTGGCCCCGGATCACGGCCCGGGGTCCCGGCCAGCAGGCTGTCGGCTGGGCGCACGGCGACGAGCGCGGCGAGTTCGTGCTCGTCATCGAGGACACCGGGACGCTGCCGCCCCCGGCTCCGACTCAGTTCCAGGTCCAGCTCTCCGTGACCGCCAAGCTGCCGGCGGCCCCCGACCCGTTCGACCCGTACGCCGATCTCACCGTCGAACCGCTCCCGCGGCCGACGGTGCCGCCTGGCCCGGACGACCTCGACGGCGTGCTCCGCGGGCGCAAGACGCCGGCCGACCACGTTCCGTCCACCACCGTCCCGCCTCCCATTTCCGTCCCGGTCGGCCAGGAGCTCCTGCTGGCCGCGCCGGTCCCTTTCACCACGTGATCGAAGACCCAGGAGGTCTGCATGCCTGAGTACCTGACTCCGGGCGTCTACCTGGAAGAGACGAGCTTCCGGTCGCGGTCCATCGAAGGCGTGCCGACCAGCACGTTCGGCATGGCCGGGCTGACCAGGTACGGCCCGGTCCCCTATCAGCTGGGAACGCCCGCGGTGACCATGGTCAACAAGCCGACCCTGGTCACCAGCTTCACCGAGTTCGAGCGGGCCTTCGGCAGCCTCGAGGACGTCGGCACCGGCAATGACACGCGCAACTACCTGGCCTACGCGGCGAAGTCGTTCTTCGACAACGGCGGCCGCCGACTCTACGTGTCCCGGGTCTTCCCGTTCACCAGGAACAACGGCGTCATCACGGTGGACACCGACTTCGCGAAGCTCGACACCGGGAACCCCGCGGCGGCCACCTGGCGGGCACGCTGGCCCGGCCTGGCCGGCCAGGAGATCAGCATCCAGGTCACCTTCCAGCGCAGCAAGAACATCCTCGGAACCGTGAACGGCACGGCCACGCTGCGCGGCGCGCAGCCGGGTGCCCTGATCGAGCTGGTGGACGACCGCACCAAGATCCCCGGTGACACCACCGCTCCCGTGCCGGCCAACCTGCGGCAGGTGGACCGCCTCGGCAACGGCCTGGGATACGTCGACCCCGCGACCGGGCAGGTAACCGCGATCCAGGACAACGCGCCCCAGGGCGCGTGCCACCTCACCCTCACGGTCACCGTGCAGATGGGCGACATACGCGTGGACGCCTATCCCGGGCTCGAGCTGGACGCGCGCCCCCTGACGCTCGACGCTCAGAACCCGCGGTCCATCTTCCGCGTGCTGCAGGCGGAACGGCCGGCCGACGACCTCAGCCTGGTCTACCTGCTCGCGGCGGCCCCCGCCGCGGGCGCCCAGCCGCCGTCGGCCGCGAGCCTGCTCGCCGCGCTGCTCAGCCTGGCCGCGCCGACCTACCTCACCGGCGGCGGGGACGGCGGCCCGCTGTCGACGGACGGGCGGGACGGCCTGCAGGGCGAGGCGTCGGACGTCGACGATCCGAAGATCGCGGCGACCGGCCTGGCCGCCCTGGCCGAGATCGACGACATCGCGATCGTGGCGATGCCCGACTCCGTGCGCTTCGGGACCGAAGACGAGCAGAAGGTCGCGGTCGACTACCTGATCGAGCACTGCGAGCAGCAGCGCTACCGGATCGCCATCGCCGACCCCCCGGTGGACAGCTCGATGTCGGGGGTGCGGGAGTTCCGCTCGCACTTCGACACTAAGTACGCGGCGATGTACTACCCCTGGGTGGAGATCCTGGACCCGCTGGCGAAGAACGATCCCGGCGCCGCCCCGGCCAAACTGCAGCTGCCGCCGTCCGGCTTCGCGGCCGGGATCTACGCCCGCAGCGACATCCAGCGTGGCGTGCACAAGGCCCCGGCGAACGAGGTCGTGCTCGGGATCACCCGGCTGATGCAGAACGTCACGTTCGACCGTCAGTCAGTGCTGAACCCCGAGGGGATCAACGCGCTGCGCTCCTTCCCAGGTCGCGGTGACAGGATCTGGGGCGCCCGCACGATGAGCTCGGACCCCGAGTGGAAGTACGTCAATGTGCGCCGCCTGTTCATCTACCTCGAGCACTCGATCGACAAGAGCACGCAGTGGGCGGTCTTCGAGCCGAACAACGAAATGCTCTGGGCGAGTATCCGGCAGACGATCTCCGACTTCCTGATCGCCACGTGGCGCACCGGGGCGCTCATGGGGACCAAGCCGGAGGAGGCGTTCTTCGTCCGCTGCGACCGGACCACGATGACCCAGAACGACCTGGACAACGGCCGGCTGATCTGCCTGATCGGCGTGGCCCCGACCTACCCCGCCGAGTTCGTGATCTTCCGCATCGGCCAGTGGACCGCCGACGCGCAGCAGAGCTGACCCTCAGCCGGTCCTGGAGGCAGGCATGGCAACACGCGACAACCCTTACGGCGCCTTCAACTTCATGGTGCAGCTCGGCAACACGGGCGGCCAGGACGAGATCGCGGCCTGTTTCTCCGACGTCAGCGGGCTGGGGAACGAGGTGAAGTACTCCGAGTACCGCAACGGCAACGACAAGGCCAACCACGTGCGCAAGGTGCCGAACACCAACACCACGGACGACGTCACGCTCAAACGCGGCCTGATCGGCGATCTGCGCCTGTTCGACTGGCTCAGCTCCACCCGGGACGGTGACTTCAGCCCGCAGACCGTCACCATCACCCTGCTCGACGAGCGCCGGACCGCCGTCTGCCGGTGGATCCTCCAGTCGGCCCAGCCCAAGAAGTGGGTCGGGCCGACCCTGGCGGCCAAGGGCGGCGGCGAGGTGGCGATGGAGGAGCTGCACCTAGTCGCCGAGCAGGTCGACTTCGAGTCGGCCTGACGGCCCGGCCAGGCACGGCACGACCGGTGAACGGAGCAGGCACGTGAGCGTTGGCGTGTATCTGGGCGCCCCCGGCGTATACCCGGCCCCGGACGCCGCCCTGGGCCCGATCCGGCTGGACGTCACCGGTTTCGTCGGCGTGACCTGGCGCGGCCCGGTGAACGAACCGGTGCTGATCACGAGCTGGTCGCAGTTCCTCGACCGGTTCGGCGGCCTGACCGACCCAGACGGGCGCGCGTGCCCGGGCCTGCTGCCGCTCGCGGTCCGTGCCTTCTTCGACCAGGGCGGCGTCCGCGCCTGGGTGAACCGGATCGGCCCGGTCACCGATGACCCGCTGGCGTCGGCGGAGCTCGAGCTCGGGAAGCTGGGGCCCCGGCTGACGGCGGCCGGCGAGGGCTCATGGGGAGGCCGGCTGGCGGCGACGCTCACGTTCGACACGTCCAGCTCGTTCCGGGCGCTGGCCGGCGGCCCGGGAGTACTGCGGCCCGGCGAACTGGCCGTCCCGGACGCGGTCAGCCTGCCGGACGGGTCGCTCGTGCGGCTCGGCGGGACGGCGGACGACCCGTTCGGGACCCTGCACTGGGTGACGGGAACGCTCGAGCATCCGCTGCCGGGCGGCGGCCGGCTGCGGGCGGCGCGGCTCGACCCGGCGCCTCCCGCGGGCACGGACCCCGGCCGGGTCGCGGTGGTCACCGGGACGCTGGCCGTCCGGGACGGCGACCCCACGCTGCCGCGGGCCGAGACGATCACCGGGCTGGGGCTGCACCCGGTGCACCCGCGCTACCCGCCGACCGTCCTGGCGGCCGAGTCCCGGCTCGTGCGGGCCGGGACGGGCTGGACGGCGCCGCTGCTGCCGGACCCGGCCCTGACGCCGGTGGACGCGGCCCGGCTCCATGGCGGCCTGGACCGCTTCGCCGAGATCGACGCCGGCAGCCTCTTCGACGCCGACGGCGCGGACGCCGACCCGCTGGACGAGCGGGACGACCACCGTGGCGTCGACCTGGCCGGCCGGGTGGACGAACTGGGCCTGCTGTGCGTCCCCGATCTCACCTGGCAGTGGCGGGCCCTGCCGCCGTCGCCGCCGGACACCCCCGAACCGGTATCCAGCAGCCAGTTCGAGCCGTGCACGACAGCTCCCGCGCCCGTCCTGTACGCCAGCACGGTGCAGGCCACGACCCAGCTCGAAGCGCAGTCCGCCGACGACCTGGCCGAGATCGTGCGCCGCCAGCAGCGGCTGGTGGACGTGGCCGTGCTGCGCCACCGGTTCGTCGCCCTGCTCGATGCCCCCGCCGGGCTCTCCGCGGCCGACCTGAGCACCTGGCGCAGCCACTTCGACACGAGCTTCGCGGCCGCCTACCACCCCTGGCTGAGGGTGGCGGACCCGGCAGGCGGCGCGGCGCAGCCGGCCCCGCCGTCCGCATTCGCGGCCGGCATCATCGCGGCCCGCGAGCAGCAGCTCGGCTTGCCCTGGGGGCCGGCCAACGAGCTGGCCGTGTCGGCGGTGACCGCGACCGACGTGGTCACCGACGCGGTCCACGATCAGCTGCACCGCCTGGGCATCAACGTGTTCCGGGCCGAACGGGACGGCTTCCGGCTCACCGCCGCCCGGACTCTGACCACTGACCCCGGCTACCGGCAGCTGAGCGTCCGCCGCCTGATGACGATGATCTGCCAGGCGATCGAGCGCGAATCGCAGTGGCTCGTGTTCGAGCCGAATACCCCGGACCTGCGCTCGACGCTGAGCCACGTGCTGACCCAGTTCCTCGCGGACCTGTTCCGCGGCGGGGCGTTCGCCGGGGCGACCGAGGCACAGTCGTGCTTCGTCCGCTGCGACGACACGCTGAACCCGGCGCCCGTACAGGCCCTCGGACGGCTGATCGCGGAGATCGGCGTCGCGCCCGCTTCACCGCTGGAATACCTGATCGTGCGCTTGACGCAGAATGCCGACGGCGGCGTCCAGGTGGTGAGCGGCACATGACCGAATTGGTCGAGCTGATCCAGACCTTCCGGTTCACGGTCACCCTGACCGCGGCCAAGTCGCCCCTTCCCGCGAAGGTGCCTACGCTCGGCATCGGCGCCTTCGCCGAGTGCTCCGGGCTGGAGCTGGAGGCCGACGTCCAGGAATACCTCGAGGGCGGCCGCAACGACGGCGTGGTGCGCCGGGTCGGCCGGGTGAAGCTCTCGCCGCTGGTGCTCAAGCGCGGCATGTTCATCCCCGCGCCGTCCACGCCCGGGAATCCGCCGGCCGGGCCGGGCCCGGGTGGCTCTGGCCCGGCCGGCCCCGGCCCGGGTGGCTCTGCCTCGGGTGGCTCTGGCACCGGCAAGGCCGACTCCGCGCTGTGGGACTGGCTGACCGGGATGGTGAGCGGCCAGCTGCCGATACCGCGGTACAACGGGCTGATCCAGGTCTGGTCCCCCAACGGCCGGCGTGAAGTGGCCCGCTGGACGTTCTGGCGGGGCCTGCCGAACAAGGTGAGCGGACCGGCCTTGAACGCCAAGACGGGCGAGGTCGCAGTCGAGGAGCTTCACATCGTGCACGAGGGCCTGCGGTTCGGGAGCCCGTCATGACATCACCGCGGCCGCTGCCGAGCCCGGTCAAGGCCACCATCCAGGTGATGAAGGCCCAGCCGAACGGCACGGCCGACAAGCCGCCGACCCTGCTGCCGGACGGCGACCCGGTCCCGGTCCAGTTCAACCCGACCAGCCTCAAGCTCGATCGCAACAACGACACCAGCACGGGCGCCAAGACCCTGGCGCAGCGACGTCAGCAGCCAAACGAGGGCCACGCGACCCTCTCTCTCGACCTGATCTTCGACACCGCCGAGGGCGGCCCGGACGGCAACCCGATGGACGTCAGGAGGCTGACCGCCGGCGTCCGGCAGTTCGTCGAGCCCGATCCGCAGCACCCGAAGGACGCACGCCCGGTGCTGAAGTTCGTCTGGGGGAGCTTCGTCTTCACCGGACTAGTCAGCCGGCTCGGCGAGGAGCTGGACTACTTCGCCTCCGATGGCACCGCCTTGCGCGCCAAGGTCAGCCTGAGCCTCACCGAGCAGGACCCGAAGTTCGCGGCCAACCAGACCGGCCCCGGCAGCAGGAACGACGACCAGAGCAGCCCGCCTGACGCCCAGCCGCCGAACACCGGCCCCGGCGCGGCGCCCACGCCCAACCCGAACCAGGCCGCGGCCGCCCAGGCGGGAGAGAGCGTGCAGCAGCTGCTCACCCGGCTGGGCGCCGACCCGTCCGCCTGGCGGTCGGCCATGGCCGGACTCACCACCCCGCTGGGGCTGACCGCGGGCGCGCAGGTGCAGCTGAACGCCTCGATCAGCGCGGGCGCGGGGATCGGGGTCTCGGCCGGGTTCAGCGCCGGGGCGTCGGCCGGGTTCGGCGGCGGGCTCAGCGCGGGCGGCAGCACCGGGGTCGCGGCCGGCGGCGATATCAACGGGACGGCGGCCCTCTCGGCCGAGGCATCGGCGGGGTTCGACGTCTCCGCCCAGGGCGGGATCGCCGCGGCGACCGGGCAAGCTCAGGCGCTCGCGGCGAGCGCGGCGGTGGCGGGTGCCCGGGCCGGGTTCGACGTGCCCAGCGCCGGCGCCGGTATCGGGATCACCGCCGGCGCCGGGATCGGGCTCACCGCCGGCGCGGGGGTGGCCGCGTCGACCACCGCCTCGGCCGTGGCATCGGCCAGCGCGACGGTCGGCGCGGGCGTCGTGGCGGCCGCGGGCGCCAGCCTGGACGTCTCGGCGTCGGGCTCGGCCATCACCACGGC